TGTTTCCCGAACGGGATTGATCCCGATAACTAGGGAATAACGGACACATTTGTCGCATAACCAAAAATGGGAACACATCGTCAATCCACAACCGCCATACCAAGCGCCAGACGGATCTTGCTAGGCGCAGCGGCCAAAGCCTGCAAGCCGCGACCGGTGCGCACGGTAGCGGCCTGGGCCGATAAATACCGCGTGCTCAGCAGCAAAGGCAGCGGCGAGCCTGGTCAGTGGCGAACAACGCGAACGCCATACTTGAAGGAAATCATGGAGGAATTGAGCGCTACCTCCACCACGCAGCGCATCGTGCTGCAATTTGCCGCGCAGCTAGGCAAAACAGAAGTCGGTTTGAACTGGATCGGGTATGTGATGGAACACGCACCGGCGCCGATGCTAGTAGTGTTGCCGACGCTGGACGTGCGGAAAAAATGGGTTCGCCAGCGCCTTGATCCGTTGCTGACGGAAACGCCGTGTATCAGATCCATATTCAACGGCCGCAGCAAGCGCGATGCAGGCAATGCCGAAGAGTTGAAAGATTTTCCTGGCGGCATGCTGGTGTTGGCAGGCGCGAACAGCCCGGCCAGCCTGGCATCGATGCCGATTCGTTACGTGCTGTGCGATGAAGTGGATCGGTTCCCCTGGGAAGTCGGGGAAGAGGGCGACCCGCTTGGCCTTATCGACGAGCGCACCAAAACCTTCCCGCGCCGCAAAGTGCTGTTGGTCAGTACGCCAACGGTGAAAGGCAACAGCCGCATCGAAGGCGAATACCATCGCAGCGACATGCGCGAATACCACGTGCCATGCCCGCACTGCGGCGAATACCAGGTGCTGCGCTGGCGCCATCCTGACGGCACCTATGGCCTGGTGCATAGCGAATCCACCGGGCATGTGTTTTACGCTTGCCGGCATTGTGGCGCGCAGATTGACGAGCACCACAAACAAGGCATGCTCGAAAAAGGCCGGTGGATACCGCAACACCAGGAACGCAAAGTGCGCGGCTACCATTTGAACGGCTTGTATTCGCCAAACGGCCTCGGCTTCACATGGCGCGAGCTTTGGGAAAAATGGGAAGTGGTTCACGGTGATACTTCTGAGCTAAAGCGATTCATCAATACGACGCTGGGCGAAACCTGGGAAGAGCAGGGCGACAGCATCGAAGACCTGGCACTGATCGGCCGGCTTGAGCAATATCCAGAAACCTTGCCAACGCGTATCACCACCGCCGGCGTGGATATACAGAAAGACCGTATTGAGGCCACCGTTTTGGCCTGGGGTGAAGAGGAACAGGGCTGGGCAATGGATCACCTGATCATTCCCGGCGATACGGCAAGGTCAGAAGTGTACGCGAAAGCCACCGACGCACTTCGGCATGCCGGCGTGGATTTCGCGGCGATCGACAGCGGATACAATGCGGACGAGGTATATGCCTGGTGCCAGGCCAACCGGTGGATGGTGCCGATCAAGGGTATGCCAGGCATGAATAGGCCGCTGATCGAAGACGAGCGCGCGCGCCGCCAGCGTATGCGCCGCCGCAATCGCAAAGGCATGCCGGTTGAACCGATCGGCGTGGACCAGGGAAAGGCACTTATCTATGCGCGCCTGAAACTGACCGAACCCGGAAAGGGGTATATCCATTTCCCGATCCATCCGGCGTTTGACGACGAATACTTCGCGCAGCTGGCCGCAGAAAAACTGGTGACAAAAACCAAAGGTCATCGACCTTTTCAGGAATGGGTGCAAACACGCGCACGCAACGAAGCGCTCGACTGCATGGTTTACGCGCTGGCTGCGCTGAGGCTATCGGGTCGCGCCAACCGCAGCGCCGACAAGAAAACAGAAGATCCAACAAAACAAGCGGTGGAAAACGCGCAACAGAAAACATCTTTTATCCCAAAAAAGGACAATTTCATTAGAGGGCGCAAAAGGTGAGTGACGTTTACAAAATGATGGTTGATGCGTTGCACCGTAAATTGTCAGAAAACGGCATTGATTCTGAAAAAGCGGCATCCATGGCGATTGATGCGGTTGAACAGGTCAGCCATGATGTGGGTGGCCAAAGGTTGTACCTGCCAAAGCGACCGCCGTGGTTTTCACGAACGCAGCGCGATGATTGCATAAAACGGCAATTCAACGGCCGAAATTATCGCAGCATCGCGCAAGCGTTTTGCTTGTCCGAGCGCACGGTGCGGCGCATCTGCAAAAAGTGACATTCTTGCCTAGTTTGTCACGATAACGCGTGCCAATCTTGCGGCATGGACATTGCCGCCGCCCTAACACTTCGCGACGAGCTGGAAGCGTCTTTGCTATCTGGCGCAGGCGTCGTTAGCATCCAGCTTGGCGACCGCACCATCACCTATGAAACAACTGCGCAGGCAACAGCCGCACTCAGCAAGTTGAACCGCGATATCTTGGCTTATCAGCGCAGGAGCGCCGGCGTAAACCCCAACACGAGCAGACCACGATGGCGGTAGAAAAATCGCTAATCAAGGCGCTTGAGGAAAAAATCATCCTTGGCGAGCAGGGCGCGTTCACGCGGCCGTATGTGATTCTCGATGTTGATGAATACGAGGCCGTGCTCAGTGCGTTAAAAGCACGAACCAGGAAAGCCACCAAAGAGGTGCCCCGTGAAACCGTCCGCGCATAACGTCGCACGTTTATACGAGGCGGCGCAGTCGTCCGACTTTCACAAGGTGCCAAACACTTCCGGACCGGCCGATCATTCGGTCAACCGTGCCGGCAGCCGTTTGCGCGATTACGCGAGGTGGCTGGACGAAAATAACGACCTGACCATCGGCGCGCTGGATATTCTGGTAAACAACATCGTGGGCACCGGCATACAAATCGAGCCGCAAGTTGCCGACCGCAAAGGAAACCCGATTGATCGTGTCAACGAGCGAATCCGCGATCTGTGGAACGACTGGAAGCGTCGACCAGACGTGACGGGGGAAATGTCGCTGGAAGAATTACAGCGACTGGCCTGCCGCACCTGGCTGCGCGATGGCGAGGTGTTTGCGGAGCATGTCGAAGGGCCGGTTAAGCCAAACAGCCGCCGCGCCGTGAAATATTGCGTTCGCGCCCTAGAACCAGACTGGTTGCCGTTTGAGAAACACAGCAACAAGCCTCGCATTGTGCACGGTGTTGAAAAAGACGCCGACGCAATCCCAATCGCTTACCATTTTCTGGAAGAAATAGCCGACCCAATCTATTCGCATTACGCGAGCCAAGTGCAAACGCGCAGGGTGCCGGCGGAGCGTGTCGAGCATTTAAAATTCAGCCGGCGCCTGAATCAGACGCGCGGCGTGTCCATTTTGCACGGCGTGATAAACCGCCTTGATGATGTGCGTGACATGGAAGAATCAGAGCGCATCGCGGCGCGCGTGGGCGCGGCTTTTACCGCCGCGATCATCCGAAACCCGGATTTGTTGGGCGGTGATACCAACACGTTTTTGAACGAATCAGGCGACATTTCCGACCGTTACGCCAACCGATATTTTGAAATGGGTCCGGGTGTGATCTTCGACAACCTGTTGCCCGGTGAAGATATCAAAGGCATTGGCCTGGACCGGCCGAACACCAACCTCATCGAATTTCTGGCAGACCAGCACCGCCGTATTGCGGGCGGTATCGGTGTGAATGCTTCGAGCCTAACCAAAAACTACAACGGCACCTATTCGGCGCAGCGCCAGGAAATGGTGGAAAGCGCGCCAGGCTATGCCCGCATGCGCGATCAGTTTGTAAGTAACTTTCTGCGGCCGATTTATGAGCGTTTTCTATTTTGGGCGGTGCAGTCAAACCAACTGACACTACCGCGCAATGCAAAACCCGAAACCTTGAACCGTGCTGATTATCGCGCGCCGGGCATGCCATGGATTGATCCGAAAAAGGAAATCGAAGCGGACCAGGTGGCAGTGCAGGCCGGATTTAAATCACGCCACCAGGTAATACGGGAGCGCGGATACGACCCGGACATCGTTGACCAGCAACGGGCCGCCGATGTTATGCCGGTGCAGGAAACACAGGCGCAACCAGTAAACGAGGAAACGCAAGAAGATGAAGCGTGAAATTCCACAAGGCGCCATCGAGCGCACTTTTACCATTGACGCCACACGCGCCAATGAAGAAACGCGCACGCTGACCGCAGCGCTTTCAAGCGAAACGCCGGTTGAGCGCTTTTTCGGCACCGAAATACTGGTGCATGAGGCGGAAGCAATCGACATGACGCGCGCCATTGAGGGCTTGCCGCTGTTGTGGTCGCACGACCACGAAGCGCCGATCGGCCGAGTGGAAAACGTGCGGCTGGATGATGACCGCGTGATGCGCGGCGATTTGCGTTTCAGCAAGAACAAGCGCGCTGCCGAAATCTGGCAAGACGTGCGCGATGGATTCCTTCGGGACATGTCGATCGGCTATTCGATCGACGAGTACGAGGAAAAAGACAACGGGGAAATCTCCGTTATTCGATGGACACCGCTTGAAGCGAGTGTCGTTACAGTACCTGCGGACGCCAGAGTCGGCATCAATCGCAGCAAACCTTTAGAGGGCAATACTATGTCGGACGACAAAAAACCGGCTGCCGCTGATACTGATACCGGGCAGCAAAAACCAGAAGTGCGCAGCGAGCTGAAGCTGTTTTCTGTGCAGAAAGAGCGTGAGCGCAAAGAAGGCGCACGTGCTGAAGCGCAGCGCCGCAGTGAAATTCGCGACCTGTTTTCGCGCTACGTTGAGCGCTACGGTGATGCCTTTGGCGATCTGCAACGCGCTTGCGAAGATTCGCCAGAGATTTCTGTTGATCAAGCAAAGCAGGCCATCCTCGATGCCATCGCTGATGGTTACGTGTCTGTGGATGTTTCCGCACGCCAGAGCGAAGGCTCAGCATTCCAATCCGTGCCTGGCTTCGAGCGCAAGCGCGCACCTGGTTTTTCAGGCACCGCCACTGCCGGCGAAGATGCGCTAGACAAGTTTCAGCGTGGCGCAGAGCTGGCGCTTACCATTCGCAGCGGCGCAGTGGTTGACGACAAGCAACTGCAAGAAGCGCAAGGCGGCGAGCTGATCAGCATGTCTCCGACTGAAATGGCGCGGGAATATCTCCGCATTCAAGGCGTAGCCGCGAACGGCAACCGCGAAAACATCATCGGCCAAGCGCTGAAGCGTTCAGGCATGTCCGGCACCACCGGGCACTTTGCCAGCGTGCTGGAAAACGTTGCCAACAAGTCGATGAATGATGGTTTCATGCAAGCTGATGAAAGTTGGTCGATGTGGTGCCAAACCAGATCGATTCCAGACTTCAAAACCGCCAGCCTGTTGAACCTTTCGCTGTTTTCTGACTTGGACGAAGTGCGCGAAGCGCAGCAGTACGAGCATGGCGACGTGTCTGACATCAAGGAAACCATCCAGCTTGCCACCTACGGCAAACTGTTTGCTATTACCCGCCAGGCACTGGCAAATGATGACCTTTCCGCGCTGGGGGACATTCCGCGCGCTATGGGCGCGTCGGCAGCACGCAAGGTTGGCGATTTGGCCTATGCCATTTTGACCAACGGCACCACCGCCACCATGACGCAGGACGGCGTGGCGCTGTTCGCATCAGGTCACAGCAACTATGTCACCAGCGGCGCAGCGCCGAGCGTGGCCACCGTAGAAGCTGGCCGCACCGCGATGGCATTGCAGACGGACCCGCAGGGCGTGACCCTGGGCATCCGCCCGCAGTACCTGATCGTTCCGGAGGCGTTGCGCAGCACCGCCAACACCCTGGTAGCCGCTCAGTATGACCCGGCAGGCACAGCTGGCACGCTTACGCCGAACACTATCCAGGGCACGGTAACGGCCGTTTCCGATCATCGTTTGGACACCTTCAACGCAGCAGGCTGGTTCTTGGCGGCCGCACGCAACACCGTTGTTGTTGGCTTCCTGAACGGGCAGCAAACCCCTTCTATGGAATCAAAGGACGGCTGGGACGTTGACGGAATCGAGTACAAGGTACGCATCGATGCTGCAGCCGCAGCTGCCGACTTCCGTGGCCTGTACTACAACGACGGCGCTTAATCAAAACCACTGTAAGCCGGGCATAAGCCCGGCTATACCTAAATTTTAGAGGGCTAAAAAATGGCTACTGCTACTTATTTGAAAGACGGCAACGGGCCTTTGACCGTTGACTATCTGACCACTGCCGCCGTGGCGATCGACGAAATCGTCGTCGCTGGCACCAATGGCGCCGTATCTGTTGGGGTTGCGCGCCAGGTTGCTAGCGCATCCGGGGAAACCATTACCGTTGACGTGGGCGGCTGTTACACCTTCCCGAAGGTTTCCGGCGCGGTCATCAAGGCTGGTGAAACTGTTGATTGGGATGCGTCGGCTGGCGAGGTTGATGACAACCAAGCAACCAGCGCAACCGGTGACGTTGCCGATTTTGGCGTTGCGCTTGCAGATGCTGGCAACGGTGACACAACCGTTAAAGTGCAGCTGATGCCTGGCACCAGTGCCATCTCCTAATCCGAAGCGTGCGTATTCGGATCGTTAAACCATGCAAGTTGGGTGGTCGCGCGTTAAAACCGGGCGATCACCTGACTATTGGTAAGGATCTGGAAAAGGCGCACGTGTACGCATTGATTAATCTGGGTGCTGCCTTGCCAGCGCCGCCGGAAAACAAAGAGGGATAACCCATGGCCGTTTCCGCTTTCACTTTTACCGATCCGGGTTTCCTGGCGTGCCTCAAGTGCGACATCAATCTGGAAGACGACACCATTGTGGCGGTGTTGATCGACAATGCCCACACGCCGAACAAAGAGACAGAAGATACCTACTCGGACATTTCTGCCAACGTGTGCACCGATGGCGACTATTCGCCACAGACTGTTACCGGCCTAGCCTGGACCGACACGGGCAGCCGCACCTTTAAGCTGGATCATTCTCTGATCAACTTTGGCGATGCTGTGACCATTTCCGCGCGTTACTGCTATTTAATCAAGCAGGTCGGCGGTTCACCGGCTGGCACCGATCTTATCGTTGGCTATTACGATTTGAACGACGGCGGCGCGGCCAATGTATCCAGCACCGCATCAGATTTTGATGTTGATGCAAACGCATCCAACGGAGCATTTACGCAAACCATCACGCCAGCCTAAGCAGCTGACAAAAAGGTTCTGCATGAAAGCGCGTATCACATTGCTGGTTGTTTTCCTTACCGGTTGCACAACCTTGAAAACCGGTGTTGATCGTGCCGCCAGTGCCAACGATGCAGCCATCACCACGGCGGAATGGACAATCTGCCGTGGGGCGAGTGTTGGTTCTGTTCGACGTGCCTATGGAGACGTGGAAAGGGCGGAGATTTGGCGCAAGCTATGTGCATCGAGTGACGGCTTTAGCCCAGAACAATGAACAAAAAGCAACAGGCAAGAGGATGGTTAATCGACGTGATACTGCTGGCAGCGGCGATGGTGTGGGTGGCTTCTTGGGTCGCCTCAACACTGCATTAGAGAATCGCATTGCCATGCTGTTCGTTGCGGCTGTGCTAGGTGCTGGTGGGGGAGTTGGATTTATTAAAGCCAATCCCGAAGCCCGCAGTGATCCGTTCACCGGGACGATGGGAAATGCGTTGGAAGAAAGGATCGAGCGTTTGGAACATTCTCAAATACTGGATGACGATAATCGTCGATCAGCGATTGAGCGTGCCGCGAGAATACGTGTGCTTGAATCGAATTGCACACGCAATCAAGCGAAAATAGAGTCAATCGAGCAGCGTTTGGATCGTTTAACAAGAGGTGATATGCAATGAGACATTTTCTGTGTTTGGTGGCAATTGGCGCACTGTCGGTTGCATTCACGTTCGCTAATGCGAAGACTGGATTTGGCGGAGCATATGACGGTGGTGGCGGCCAGATAGGCGGTGCGCCAATGGCCGACAAAGATGGCGGTATGGGGTTACAGACCGGCAAGCCATACAGCACGGGTGGCGTGTCCACTGGCTCGCAACCTTGTGGCAAGGGCATGGGCGGCGCTGGTAAAGGCCAGGGCGGCAAGGGTCGCGGTGACGGCTCTGGCCCGTGGGGCAGCAAGGGCGCTATGGGCGGCCAACGTGGTGGAGCAAAGGGCAAATGACTAAGCGTATTTCCCTCGCTGTTTTTGTTTGCTTGTCTCTATTGGGTGCATCGGCGGTAGCTGGTCCTTATGTCGGCTTGACTATCGCCAGTGACAACGATGTCGGGCACTGCGACACAACCGGGCGTTGTGAGACGGCCCGAGCGTTTGTTGGCTATGACAAAGCGTGGGGCAATGGGATTTACACGGATGTCTATGCTTCTTATGAAGATCGCATCGACGGGCGAAGCACGCACGACCCGAGCCGGGTTTCCGCAACCATTATGAAGAGGTGGTGATGGATTCGCTCAGAGCGTCAGTCAGACCGATACTTACCTATCTACTGGCTGGCGCTTTCGTGTATGGATTTGTCACACGCAATGTCGAGCCTGAAAGTCTTGAGATGCTGTTTCAGTTGAACCTGCTTTCAATGGGTTTCTGGTACGGCGAGCGAGCACTGAAGAACCTTGGCCTAAATCTTGAGAAAGGGAAGTAATATGCAGAATATCGTAAGAACATTGGTTGCTGTCATGTTATTGGCAGGCTTTAGCATGGCTCATGCCTCTTCTGTCACTTTGGCATGGGATAACGCTGTGCCATCGGAAGGCCAGACGATCACCGGCACTGAGATTTTGATCGACGGTGTTGTTGTTGGTGAATCTCAGGGTGAAACGTTCACTGTCGATCTGTCGAACTATGCACTGCAACCGGGCGACCAGATCACCTTTACCGCGAGGCATGTCGGAACGATCAATCAAGTGCCTGCAAGGTCAGGTGAATCTGAGCCGCTGGTTTACACGATGACCGAATCTCTGGCAGCACCGACGCTGCGCATTCAAATCATTATTGACTGAGGAATAGATATGGCTAATTCATCCCTACCGACGATCACCGAGTACAGCGACGAAGAGATCGCTATGAACGCACCGTGGAAGGTGTGGTCAACGGCTGCAAACGACCTGGAAATCCCTGATGCACTTGCTGGCAAATACGCCTGCGTCTTGGCTGTCGTAACCAATGTTGACCTGACTGACGCACAGATTGCCCAGCTTGAAGATGCCGTTGCTGCGGTTCCTGGCGTGGTACTGGCGAAAGGTCTGCTGGGTTCCGCCCGTCTTTCTACTGACCGACTGCCTGCTGACACTGCCACAGTTGACAACCAACTGCGCATGCAAGTAACGCAGAAGCTGGTCACGCGAGCAGTGCCGATACCTGAGTAAGTCTGAGCGATGGCTAAGTATTATTTCCGCAATGTCGGGACGAGTTGGAATGTAGCTACCAACTGGTCAACCACGTCTGGCGGTTCCGGTGATGGACAGGTGCCTGGAACGAATGATGATGCGGAATTTGATGCGAATAGCGGGAATTGCACTCAAGATGTAAACAACGATTTCGTCAATAGTCTGACTACAACGTCTGGTTACACAGGGACGCTAACAATAGCCAGTTCACTATTTTGTGACGGAGGTGGCTGCACATTAAACGGCGGTACAATTTCTGTTTCGTCTGATAAGTTTTTGCGGGCTGGCGACGCTGGTTTTGTCGTTGGATCAGGTGCTACGCTGACAGGTGATGGTCTAGTCATTTTGAGAAAGGCCACGGCGGGAACAGCAACGTATAACTACTCTGGAACGTTTGGTTGTGACGTTGCGATTGATAGAGATTCGGCAGATTGGACGCTGCAATTTTCAGGTGCGACGACTTTTGAGAAATATTTCAAAGACACTGGCAACGGTTCTAGCTCTTTAACGATTGATGGAAACGATCAAAACATCACGTTTAAGGGCGACGTTGATATAAACATAAATGGTGGAACCGTTAGTTGGAGTGCTGGCAACGGCACTATCACCTTCTCCGGCGACACCACGCAAGAGGTGAACTTCAACGGGGAAGAGACGGAAGCTTGGGACATCGACACCACCGGGACTGTTCAGCTAACCGGAGCCGTTGACCCGGATAACATTACGATCACGGCGGGTACGCTGGATGTGAACGGGCAGTCAGTTGAAACGACCAACATGACCGTTGCGCTTGGTGCACGAGTGACCGACTGATGGCTATTACCGTTAATGGCACACTGACGATAGGCGGGGCAAGTTCCGAGCTATTGACAAACGGTGATTTTTCATCGGGGTCTACTGGATGGTCTCTCGAAAACTCGCCAACGTTTTCTGGCGGACAATGCGTAATGAACAATACGGGTGCATTTCAATCCGTATTTCAAAACCCAACGCTTACCGATTACGCGTATTATTTGTACGGTGTAAATATTGTTGCTATTTCAGGAGGCCTCATTGTCTACAGCGGAACTAGCAGCTCCGGCGATCCTGATTATGCAAAACAGTTCACAACGTCTGGCATAAAAGAATTTTACTTAAAAGCGAATACGCTTGATCGTGTTAAGTTCTATACGACAAACCCATCAACATCGACCATAGATGATTGTAGCGCAAGAAAAATAGCAGTCTGGGAAAACGTCGATATTGTCTTTAACGGCAGTTCGACGGATGTCGATAACGCCTACATTAAGAACTCAACGAAGAGCGGAACTGGCTCTGACATCGAGGCACTAACCACCGATGGCAACGTCGATGGTGGCACGAACAGCGGCTGGACGTTTACGGGTGGTGGTACACCGTTCAGCGAATCAGGATCAGCAGGCACAGCAGTTGGTGCTGGGCAAACAGGACAGCTTGCACTTGGTCGATCATTAACGGGTGATGCAGGAACTGGTGCTGGTGCTGGACAGGCAGGTGTTGGCACTGTTGGCACATCAATTCCGTTTATTGGTGAAGGTGCAGCCGGCACAGCGGCAGGCGCTGGCCAATCAGGGCAGCTGATTACTGGCATTGCTTTGGAAGGTGATGCAGGCGCAGCAACCGGCGCCGGCCAAGTTGGGCAGGGCCAGTTCGGCGGAGCGTTTAGCGGCCAGGGTTCTGCCGGCGTTGGTTCTGGTGTTGGTCAATCTGGAATCTTGGCACTTGGCCACGTATTGAACGGCGGGACCGGTACGGCATCAGGTGCAGGTCAACCAGGCGCCGCCATTATCGGCGCGTCATTTATCGGGGAAGGCCAGTCCGGCACTGGTACTGGCGCAGGTCAAGCCGGGCAACTGACGGCCGGTGTTGATGGATCGTTCCGTGGTGAAGGCGCGGCTGGCGTAGGCACTGGCGAAGGGTCCATAGGACAACTTGTGCTTGGCTTCATTCTTGAAGGTAATACAGGCACAGGCACAGGCGCAGGCTACGCCGGCAGCATCCTAACGGATGACGGTGTTGTATCGGAATGGATGACCGCCTCGTTACGCATGATCAATACCGCGTACAGGCTAGGCGATCCCGCACGCTATCTGCCAACCGCAGGAGGCACGCTAGACGTAACGGTTGTGCACACGCAAGATCAGATCGATGTGTTGAGCGAAGCAGGCGTTGGCGTGCGTGCCGCTGATCATCTGGTTTTTGTGCGCAAAAATGAAGTGGCCGCGCCTGCCGTGGGTGATCGCGTGATTGAATACGGAAAAATTTTCACAGTTGAGCGTGTCGAACAATTCAACGAACACGAATGGGTGATGAATGTCCGCGTCTAAGCTGCAAAGAATTATCGAGGCGGTCGCAACCCGCGCCTCAGCGATCGACGGCACCGGTGATTATCAAACAAGCATCGGCACCAGCGTGCGGCGCACTCGCGTGCAGCCGACAGAAAACGAGGTGCCATGCGTGCA